GAGGAAGCAGCCGAAGCAGCAGCAAAAGCAGCAGAGGAAGCCGAAGCAGCTGCCGACGAAGACTCTAGTTCGAGCCAGGATGATGTAGAAGGTGGTAGCGACAGCATTAAATGGGGCGACTTAGAATGAAATTTAGAGAATTTAAAACAATAATTAAAGAATCTTCTACTACCCATAGCATAACAGTAATATTTACCGACAGCACAATTAAAACTATTACTGATATTCCGCAGGCAGTATTTACTTCTTCAAGTTTTGAACAAGATCTTAGAGATAAGATGAAAAAGAATTATCCCAAGCATAGATACAGTAGATTTACAGTCTTCAAAGATTTTCAACCAACTACAGCTGAAGAACAACAAATGGTTAATGTTAAAAAATTATACATATTAATAAGAACAGAAACTGCAAAACTATTTGACAAAGGTGGAGAAAATACTCCTTTTCCAGATACTATTTCTTTTTCTTATAAAATAGGTAATACTAATAAGTCTATAGACAACGTTAAGAAAGAGTTTAATATTACAACATATAATAATACCAAGAATCCAAAATCAGATGAGTACGGTCCGGACAACGCAGAAGGGTGGCCGATGACAGTGGGAGACTACAATAGGCTAAAACAAATGATAATTGATAAGCTGAGTGCTGATGACGTTATTGTTTTAGGCCGGCCCCCAAATCAAGCACAGCGCGGCGATGGTCCTATGGCAATAACAGTCGGCAGCGATTCCTTGCAATACAAGAGAGAATTAGATATGTATAAGGAGGGCAATTAATGAAATATAAAGAATTTAAAGTATTATTAGAACAGTCTGCACCTAATACAGTAAGTATTATAGTATATTTTGAAGATAATACAACACAAGCTGTTGACGACATTCCTCTTTCAGTATTTAATAGTCCTAACTTTAGGACTCAACTCGAAGATAAGCTATTAAGAAAATACAATAAAATTGTTGTAAGATATTCTAGGGTAGGCGATGATACTAATCAAGGTAATCCAGATGGCAACACTCTAGATACTGAAATACCTAAAACACTAACTAGTCCCGACGGTGAAGAAGAAATTGAGCAAACGCCCGATGAAGTTAAAGATACAGATCCACAGACTATAGCCGGAGCACAGCTGGTTTCATCAGCTGATTTAGCCAGGCGTCAGAATGCATACGCAGATAGGGTTGATAAGGATCGAGATAATAAACATGACGAGACTGGTGCAGACGTGTGGCGCATGAATAATCAAATGCAGTATGTTGACGCCGATGGCAATTTAGCGCCAGGTGGCAGCGGTGGTGGTGGCGTGACAGGTGAACAGGAAGCAGAAGTACCTAGTATTATTGAACAATTATTTGCTTCTATGGACGGCCTAGGCACAGACGAAGGCGGTATGATTGCTGCACTAAAGCGCATAGTAACACCTGCTCATTTTATTGAAGTGCGAAGACAGTATGAAAAAGAATATGGCTCTCCTTTAGGAAAAGATATTAAAGGTGAATTTACGTACGAAGCGTTAGGATTTTCACCTAATATTGAAATGCAACTTGACGAATTAAACCAAGAAATGCAACGACTTGGATGGAAATTAGTTCGTCAAAGCCAAGGGCTTAGTTGGAAAAAATATACCGGAGCTAACAATTAATGCAACATTTTTATGACGGACAGATACGCAGATACATAACACAAATTGTTCGATTAATGAGCAACTTTAGTTATAAAGACGGCAAGGGCAATTTAACAGAAGTTCCTGCAATGTATGGTGATCTTACACGCCAGGTTGCTAATATTATTAGAGAAAATTCTGAGAATAAGATTCCAAGCGCACCGCGCATGTCGATATACATTACTGGCCTAGAGCAAGATGCATCACGTCTTAGCGATAGCAGTTATATTAATAAAGTTAATATTAGAGAACGTGCATACGACGAAGCCGGCAATGAATACTTAAATACAGAAGGTAAAAATTACACGGTCGAACGACTAATGCCTACTCCTTATATTTTAACTGTAAATGTTGATGTATGGAGTTCTAATACAGATCAAAAATTGCAAATACTAGAACAAGTATTAATGTTATTTAATCCTAGTTTAGAAATACAAACAACTGACAACTATATTGACTGGACAAGTTTAAGTGTAGTAAATCTAACAAATACTACTTTTAGTAGTAGAAGTATTCCTACAGGTACAGAAAGTGATATTGACATTGCTACACTAACATTTAGTACTCCTATATACATTAGTCCCCCAGTTAAAGTAAAACGCCTTGGAGTTATTACTCAAGTTATACAAAGTATTTTTAATGAAGATCAAGGCACCATTGATTTAGACTTGTCTAGACCAACTAGTCAAGCATACGATGACACCCCTGTGCCGCGGGCGAATATTAATACTCGTATAGCAATTGCCGGTACAGGCGATATTGAAGAGCAACTCTCTAGTGATGGTACATTTAAAACAGACGTTGATGCTATAATAACAACTGCACACGATAATTATGAGTTATTAGTTATGAACACTAGTGCCAAACTTATTAAGAAAGGTACAGTCGGTGCCGAAACATGGACAGGATATTTAAAATCTATGCCGTTTAGTTTCGAGGGCGGTGTTACAGAATTAAGATTGCGTAGAAGAGATATAACTAACGAGCTTGTCGGTACTGTTGTAGTAAATCCGTTAGATCCTTATGATTTAACAATATCGTGGGACACTGATACACTGCCAAGTGACACTGTATTTTACGGACCAAATGGTGATCGTAATAAGATTGATTATATTATTAATCCATACAAAACTAATCCTACAGATTTAAAGTCAGGAAACCCTCGTATACTAATACTTGACAGTATTAATACTAGTGCAAACGTAGGCGAAGTAGAGTATGACGGCCCTGATGGATGGAAAAATGATAACGGCAGTGACTTTGTAGCAAGTGCTAACGACATCGTCGAATGGGACGGAACTGCTTGGCATATTGTGTTTAATGCAAGTGATGAAGATAGTACAGTAGTGTATACTACTAATCTTAATACAGGTAAGCAATATAAGTACGATAATAACGAATGGACTCTTGCATTCGATGGAGAATATCCAAACGGTACTTGGAGATTAGCATACTAACATAATTACTAGTATGAACACTAATATTGTATGTAGCGGCGCATTATTTTATGCCCTTGACACAAAAAGACTTTTATTCATACATCGCGCCAAAGGCAAACATAATAATTTATGGGGGTTAGTAGGCGGAACAAATGAAAACAAAGAAACTCCGTTTGAAGGATTAAAGAGAGAAATAAAAGAAGAAATTGGTATTAGTGCAGACTTTGTAAAAACTATTCCTCTAGAAACATTTGTATCTAATGACAACCGGTTTAACTTCCACACGTATCTTATTGTTATTAAACAAGAATTTATTCCAACACTCAATGACGAACATGACGGATATGCTTGGGTAAAGTTTAGTAAATGGCCAAAGCCTCTACATCACGGTTTAAGAAATACATTGCAAAGCAAAGTTAATTTAAGAAAACTTGAAACAGTATTTCAAGTTATTGATTTATTATAGTAGGATATTATGGACGGACTTCAAAACAAATCTCAAAAAACTACATGGGGTTACGAGCTTGTATGGGCTAGCACCGAATCGTATGGCGGAAAAATGCTTGTGTTTACAGATGCAGGTAATAAGATGCCATTTGGATTTACAAAAAAACAAGACCGTACTTGGTTTGTTAACAACGGTAGTGTAAAACTAAGATGGATCGATACTGCAAAAGGACAATTGTACGAAGCTTCGCTAACTGAAGGTCAAACATATCATGTGCCGCCGCATCACCCTGTTAGCTTAGAAGCAATATCCGACAATACTAGTGTAACAGAAGTTAACAATGGCACGTTTACTGACGATATCTGTATTATTTTAAAATCTGAAGGTATAACATAATGTTTCCTAAAGTGCAAGACAGTAAGAAATATAAAAAAGATCTAATGATGTTTCAACAAAGTTTAAAGCAATGTCCTAAAGAATATGCAGAACGTATGTCTCAGTTAATACATCAATTTACTCACACAGCAGAACAAATAGATCTCGGACACGATAGCGGCTCTGGTGGCATAATAAATCCAAAGTCACTAATAGATGTCAAAGAACGATTTACCGAAGCTCGTGTACAAATATTTGATTTGCTAAAAAAATTAAAATTAAATAGTTGAAAGACGCTTAACAGTTATAGCGCCAACCATCGAAGCGTGTAGTGTACACTGATACCTATATGTACCACTTATAGTTTCAGGCACTTCCCAATATAAAGTTCCGCCATCTTGTCCATTTGCGTTAGCCCCGGTGGACACATTGCCAATAATATCAACATGAACTAATCCTGTATTGTATGCAGTACCAGTACCGTCTTGTATTTCAAACGGGTGTCCACCAATTTGATCTAAGTCAAATGCAACAGTCATTCCTCCTATAACAATAAGTGTAGGATTATTACCTGTATATCCGTGACTAGCAACTGTGTATGCAGTATTTCCACTGTTGGTCATACGTATCATTGCAAACGCTGGCATATAACTTTTATCAATTGTTCTACCAGTAGTTACTACTTCTGATAATGCGTTGTAGGATGTAACACCCAATGCACCTGTCATGTTAATTAATACTTGATTGTCAGTGACTGTTGTACTAATATTACTGCCACCTTTAATCGTAACACTATCAGTAGTTGAGTTAGCAGTTGTAGAGCCAGCGTCTCCAAAGAAAGTAGCCCATAAATTTTGATCTGGATCACCACCGCCACCACTCACGCTATCTGGACCCCACTGGGCTCCGTCCCATATTAGTGCTTGTCCGGTTGACGGGCCTGCTGCACTAACATCTGCAAGAGCTGATAGGTTAGATGATGTACTTAATGCATCTGTAATTCCATAGCCTGCAATAGTTGTAGGAGTACTAGTTAAGCTGCCGTATGCGCCGTCAAATGCGTCTGTAATGCCGTACCCGGCTACTGTCGTGGGTATACTAGTTAAGCTGCTGTATGCGCCGTCAAATGCGTCTGTAATGCCGTACCCTGCTACAGTTGTAGGCACACTAGTTAAACTGCCAAATACTCCGTCAAACAATAAACTAGTAGTATCAGTTAAGTCGCTTACATCAGCAGGTATAGTCGGTGTGTTTGAAAAATTGTTGTAATTTAAAAAGTAACTACTATTAAATCCGTCTAGTGTATCAGCATCAGTTCCTGCGCCGCCAGTAGTAGCGTCTGCGCCAGGTGCCCAATGATTTCCGTCCCACTTTAACACATTACCTGCTATAGGCGGAGTACTTATAGTATCTACATCAGTTAGTTGGGTAATAGTTAATGACGGTGTAGCTCCGCTGATAGTTAATGTGTTTCCGCTTATTGCAGTAGATACAGTGCCGCTGCCTGCAACTGTTAAAGCATCTGTTGTAGTAGATGCAACAACGCTTCCAGCGTCACTATTAAATGTAGCAAAGAGATTTTGATCCGGTGTACCTAAGTCGCCGTTAACACTTATTGTAACAACATCTCCTAACACACTTGTTACAATATTTGTACCGCCTGATATTGCAAGCGAATCAGTTGGCGAGTTTGCTGTAGTTGTGCCAGTGTCACCTGTTACCGTAGCAAACGTATCTGTATTTGCTCCTGCTGATGCACCTACATCTACTATCCAAGCAGTGCCGTTCCATTTCCAGGTTGTTATGCTATCTGTAAAAGTCTCGTCTAATGCCGGGGCTGTTGGAAAATTTAATGCCATTTAATATACCTCATACTGTATTTATTAACTACTTGAAATTGTTAGGGCGCCACTGATCGAAAAGCTGCCTGATGTGATTGTCGGCTGTGTGCCATACTTAGAATATAATATTTTATTAGGAGACCCAAGTAAAGAAGTTGAAAATGTAGAATAATCAGTATCTAATCCTGTTGTAAACATTACTGTCTTTGCTTCATCGGATATTTTAGTTTTAATTTCGTTAGGGCTTGCATTTGGTCTTACTTGCAAGTGCTGCGCAATAACTCCAGCAACCTGCGGCGACGCCATACTAGTGCCGTTAATCATAGCAATAGCAAAGTTAGTATTTGACGGATACGGTATTGTTGCATATATTGACGTTGTACTACATGTCGATACAATATTTTGACCTGGTGCAAAACATGTAAGTCTCGGACCGCGGCTAGTTGTTACTGATACTTTGTCTAAATAATCCGCTCCACTTAGTTGCGATGTAGTATCACTGTTGCCTACTATTATAGCATCATCTGAGTGTGGACTACTTCCCCTATGATAGTAATAAACTGTGCCACCATATACTGCGGTGTTATTATAATCATCGCCGCCTAAGATATCACCTTTATAATAATCATTTCCTGCTGCAATGCATACGTGTATACCTGCTTCGATCATGTCATCTATTTCTGCATCAACACTAGCAACTCTTAAAGGATAATATCTAGCTGCGCCTGTGGGAGGAACTACACCAACAGCTTCCCATAATGCAGTGTTACTACTGTAATCACTTCCCCAAGCCCATCCAGTGCCTCTATAAGTGCCGCCAGTTGGATCTCCCGAAACTTCTGCAAAGTATCCCCAGCTCATATTTACAATTGTCGGACGACCATTAGTCTTTGCGGCGTGCCATAAACGTATAGTATCAAATGCATCTGTTATAGATATCCCTGTGCTACTATCTCCGCTACCTTCTAACCCTGCAAGTTTTTGTGAATATATATGTGCGCCTTTGGCCCAACCATAAGTTTTTCCTGCTGCAATGCCTGCGCAATGTGTGCCGTGCCCGTCAAAGTCTCGATAATGATTTATTGACTGAGTTCCCGATACTCCACTTTCAGTGTACCAGTTAATTTGCTTTACTCGAGACTCAGATTCTAGTAAGGATACTATATAACCTGATGTGCCCGATAATGATGGATTATCTTGTGACGGCGTATTACCGTCTTGAAATATATTTCTTATAGTATCAAGAGACGGTTTGCTAATTACTGGTGCAATATACGTATTAAAAAATGCATAGCCCAATGGGTTGTTAGCAAGAATGCCCGACGGTGTTCGCACATTATCAGTCCATTCAGGTGCTAAACTTCCGCCGTCCCATAAATCAGAATAATCAAACATACAAAAATTTAATAGATATAAGTATTCCTTTACTGCAACTTCGAAGTTATCAGCATTATTTTTCCATAGTGCGCCGCCGTATCCACTTGAATCCCAAAACCCGCCGTTATATGCTTCTTCCATTGCTGCGTACAATTCTCCAGTTTTCCAATCTGTGGAAAGTTGTGGATAAATCTTTAATGTAGTTGCATCTAGCCCGTGCATGTGTAGTGTATGCATAACGTGTTCAATTACTTCTTGTGCATCAATATCGCCGATACCGTATCCGTCTCCAGTTGAGTTTAAGTACCAAACCATGTCATTGGCTGCATGTGAATCAAACAATGGTGATAGATTCCAAAACGTAATGCCGGCATCTGTTAAGAAGTTTGTGCTATAGTCTGCTCCAGCACCACGTGCTACTCGCTGTAGTGTAGGACCTTGAGTTGCATGGTAAGTTCCTGCGTCACCGCTTAGTGTTTTAATTAAAGTACGCTGTGCAGCTTCGTTGATGCTTGCACCAGTTAGATCTGTAAACAGTT